TTTACTCACACACCAATCATAGAGAGTGTGTTACCAGAAATAAATAGCTACTTATGCTTAGTGTTGGGGAAATTGGAGTAGGCATTTATGCTTAGAGGTTGTCTATAGCGTATTATACACAAAATAGTTTGTGTATAGCCTTACCTAACTTGTCCATTCGGCAGGACTCGGAGATTCTGAACCTCGAAGTCGCCGGTATCTTTTATGTCGATCAGCCCAAAGCCCCAGTTCCAATCGTTACCAAAGGGGTTCCAGTCAGGGCTCAGGTCACACAAGCAACCGAAAGACCATGTAGCCAGTATCATGCCCATGAGGGTCTTACTGGTATGTTGAGAGGTGGTGTGGCAGTGGGAACAAGCGGAGAATGTTTTGGTCTTCAAAAACAACCCTCTGGCAGGGTTCACGGTTCTATCAATATGTCGAACTTCATTGCCGTGTATTATTGGCAACTGCCCAGCCATGACGATCTGATTGTAGTCAAGAAACTCAATACCTCTTCCTTCAAATCCTATAAGAGTTTCCATTGCAGCCAAGGGGCTCCCAATCAGTTCGGGGGCAAGCCTAACATAATAAGCCGGTAATCTAAATTCATGATTCCCCGGCTTGTAGACTATCTTCTGTTTCGGGAATTTCCCTCTCAGCCAATCAAGTGAATCGATGACAAGTCCCACTTCCTTATTGAAATCCCTTTTAGCAGAGGGCCAATAACTTAAAGCAGCACAGTCTTGCCAGTCCCCATTAATGAATATACCGTCTACCTTTTGGGCTTGCCCGTAGGATATGGCAGCCTCTAGGGGCATGGGCTCATGGAATGGGAAGTGGGCATCGGATAAGACTAGCCATGAGCCAGCGCTTAGTTTGTACGGAGTTCGGGTCTTTCTCCATGTTTGGGGCATCTGCACCCCTTCTGTTCGGTATAACGATTTATCAGATATACTTGCTCTATTGGCATCACCGGATTTACCAGTACAGAGCCGAACTTTCCTTCTGATCTTCTCAAGGTCATTATCAAATAACTCACCGTAGACTTCGAGAATATACCGGCTGATTGTACGATCCGGCAAGTGGTGGAATCTGCGTACAGCATCCTTGACAATTTGAGCCTTATTACTCGTTGCCATAAACCTCCTATAGTTGCATGACTTCCAGCCTTGCTCCACACTCATGGCAACTTTGATAATTTATAGACTCAGGAGTTACAGACTGGTTTACCTGGTTGCCGCATTTGTAGCAGATGAGTTTTACGATGTGCTTCATTCGCCTTCACCTGCCCCCAATGCCTTTTGGGTGCATTCAGGACAAAGATAATCACCCATAAAGTCGTAGACCCCTACCTTCCCACATTCATCACAAGGTTCATCTTTGCAAAAAGGGACTTCTCTACTCATGATTCACCCTCCATTATTCGCTCAACTTCGTCTATTGCTTCCTGGGAGGACTTATTATCCATAGGCTTGGTGTGTTCCGTTGATGTGAGCCCACAGTCGGGACAATGCTTTACAATGGTATTATCGTTGTATATGGTAGTTGCGCGGGAGTGGTTGCAATCGCCTAGTGAACATTTCATTAAACACACTCCCTCTTGCTTTCCATAGGGCAGTTCTCAAAATTGCATTCGATTGCCTTCTCTGATCCTTTGTTGTAAGTGAAATAATCACAGAGCATTTCGTCAGAGAGGATCGTCACGAACCCGCATTCACTAGGGTAAATTTCTGAGGTAATAACCCACTTAGTCATCAAGCCCTACTACTGATTTAGGCACATCGTTGCGGATTCGGATGCGCTTACCACTAGGAGTTATTATTACGGTCACATGAGCACCACACCTGGAACACCGCTGAACTTCGACATCAAGGAATGTACTCCTGTGGGACTCGGTTCTCCATCTGTGCCGGTGGGCGGTCATATACCATCCAACACTCAGGGCAGTACATCTTTCGAGGAAGCTGAGGTATTGTCTTTAAGGGCACTCTGCAATCTGGACAAATGGGGATATTGGGGCATCTTACACCTCCAAATGTAATTAGATTTGTATCTATTGATTAAAAGATGTATACAAAGGACACCTATTAAATCGTACGTACAACTTCCGTACAAGTAAAATAAGGATTGGTGTAATTGCGGATAGTATCAATAGGGGTACTATGAGCTTTTTCATTTTCCCCTTTCTACATCATGTACCCATTCTCTAATATTCTTCACTTCTCTATCAATGTTCCTGTGCCTTTCATTGCATAAAGAGTTTTGTGAGTTTATGTCACTTCGTAGCCCAGATAAACAGCTTGACATTCGCCAAATACCGCCACCAATAGCGATGAGTAAACCGAGGGCAGTTAGCATCAGGCCTATTTCTATATCTGTCATTTGACCAAGCTCACAATCATCTTAATAAGCTGGCGAGCTTCAGCCGCAGTTAGTTTGTCATCTTCTAATGCATCGTCGATCTCGCTTATCAAAGCCTTGACCTGCCGGTACTTCACCACAAATAGGATTAACAGTAATCCGAATATAATGCTCATCGCTTCATACATGATTGCCTCCTATTGCATCGCTTGATACGCCGCAGGGTTATTGTCAAATATCTTATAATTCCCGCACTCGGTTTTCAGCCGGAACATCTCTTCAACGTAGTAAGCCTGCGCCTCTGCCCCTTTGGTATAATAAGGCAATCCGTTTTGTATCTGCCAAACGTGGGTAGCCTCATGAAGCACAGAGCTTGGGAATCTCCAGTCCGGCATAAAATGCATATCGGTAATCCTCATAATCCCTTTCTGTCCTTCGTTGAGATACGTAGCTCCACCCTCATTCGGCATCTCCGGTATCGGGTCTGCCATGATGCGGATTTTCGTCACTGGGCCAAGGATAAAAGCCAGGCCAGAGAGTGCAATATCCTGCTTCATCTTTTCGATATGGCCAAACTTCAAACACTTCTGCGATTCATGCGATATACTTACATGCTTAGGCCATTCATATTTAGCCCGTTCCTTCATGTACATAAGCCGCCAGAGCCTTGCTTGCTCTTTAGCACCAGTGCAAGGATCGGCCTTCGCCCGGAGTGTTTCGAGGAACTTCAAAAATTCTAGCCTTGGCATAACTTTATTCCCTCACATTAATCCTCAAACGTCAACGATTCATTCCGGAATCGCAATCGAATTATGACTTTAGCGAGGTCAACTATCTGGTCAGCAGTCAAAGTCTCCTCAATTCCGATCGCTTTTGCCAACTGAATAGCATTTTTGATCTCGCCTTTAATCTCAGATTTTATCATTTTATACCTCATATCCTTCGATGATGATGGATGATACATTAGCGATTGAGTATGCGTATGGAAATTTTTGGGCTGGCACAATAAGAAATACATTGACTTCGTTGAGTTGACGGGCCACAATACTAGAAAGGCCATACATTGGTGTCAACCCAACTGGGTTTGTGGGTGCAGCTGCCCCCTCGGCAACTCCATCATCCCCATATCCAATAATAAACCCTTCACAATTTGCCACGGGGGAAAAGTAAATAATCTTCGTTATATACAATGTCTTACCTGCTGTAACTTGATAATCCGTGCCTCCTCCCAGACCAGTACCCCCGCGATTACTTTCAAATGTTTCGTAGCGAGCCGCTGCTGTGAGATAAGCTGATAGAGACACAAGCCCCGTTACTCCATTCTGAACCAAACTACCAACTTTGATTGCTATACTCATTCTTTATCTCCTAACAGTGCCATCATCAAACCCCATTCTTCGGCATAGTCTGATAAGGCATTATATTGGGTATCAGTTGCGGCATCGCCCGCGCTTACATCTGCTGGTTTATCTGCCATGATATCACCTCTACGTTATTGTAATTGTCCACGTTATTGTTATATCGGAGCCGCCACCACTGTTATCATAGGCCACCAAAGCCCGACTAAACAGCACCCCTGAATCTGCGGCGCCAGAAGCGGTGCTATGTCCGAATAATCCAGATTCCTTTATATTGATTGTGCTCTGCGCAGCAGTAAAAAAAGTCCTCAGAGTCAGCACATTTGACGCTCTGGTCTTTTTGGTAATCAACTGTCGCGTACCAGCCTCAGTAGCGAGCGTGGTATCTCCTGCCGCCACAGCCGTGGCTCCTGTCCCGATCGCGCAATAAGTAATCCCGGTATCATAACCGGATGTATCAATGAGCATGTCCCCAACAAGTGCCTTCCCAACGGTAACAACGAGGTTATCTTGCTCAATCTGTGCAACTATTTTGCCCGTGATCTTATCGGTGGCAGTTAATGTGACATGCCCTTTAAGAGCAATGGAATCACATTGCAATAATTCCGTATTCATAATATCCCCATCATCATCGTCCATTCATCAATATAGGCTGCCATGTTGTTATGGTCCACTGCCAGCACGTCATCGCCAGCACTCACAGAGGGTTTTTCAGATGATGCCGCCCCGCCTGATTCCCATGTCCCAAAACTCCAATCTAGGTCCGTAGCTCCCGAAACTCCCCATACATAACCTTGAGTTGTTGCGTGGCCCTCTGCCACCACATCAGTTAATGCTAACGACTCTTCTAAATCAAACAGGTGGAATATCTGTTCATCTGCATTGATTTCATGGAAATTGACCAGGCGGTTTAACTCCACGAGATTGTCGATAATATCAGCATTCGGATGAGACCCCGCTAGGGTAACAATATATTCAGCAGTCGATGCGCGCCGGAACACCATCCTCAATTTGCTGATCGTGAAATATTCATCAATCCCCAAAATCGAATGAGTGACTTTCTGCTGTTGCCCTACACTAGATCCTGCTTTATTATGCTTCAGCTTTATGATTTGCTTGGCCCAGGCTTGCTCCTTTAGCACCCTGCGACCCATTGCCTCAGCCTCCTCAAAACTCCTGATGTTTTTATCGACAATTTTCTTGTCATACCATCGCCCATAGGCATCATACGAATCCTGATTCCGCACGGTCGTTGCAATCGGGACTGCATAGCGATAAGTCATCTTCCACGCATCGTAGAACTTAGAGGGCGCCACTGCCCATTCAAGGGTAGCCTCGCCGAAGTTAAACATGCAATTGAACCCGGCGGCGTCTTCAGTATTTGCAAGCCCTACCGTCTGGGCTGTCCAAACCGGCGTTCCTTCTATCCCTGTGTTCCTCCAGACCTGAATTAGAGTTGGGTTTGCAGCCGGCGCATTTATACGGGTATAAGGCAGTTTAAATAACTCCTGGACCCCATCACCAGCGAAAGTCGTTGTGATATCACTCGACTTATACCAGGCGCCAACGACCATGACTCGATTCACGATTCCAGTAGCATCCTTTGAATAATCAAAGTCGTAATAGGGATAAGTTGCTGAGTTGTCGGGGTCATCGGAAAGATCGAATGAAGCATAATCCTCTTCCGGAGCATAATAATGCAACAATTTATTATAGTCTACATACCATTCCATACCTGTAATTTTCGCTATTGCGTCCAGTGAGGCCCGAAGACTTTTGTGATTAAACGACATACTTGTAGCAGGGATGCCAGTTTCGGTTATTCCCGCCGTGCTGATCTCTGATAGCTCATCTGTAAACATATCATCAATGATTTCTTTGTCTGTCTGATCGGTATATAACTCATTGACTATCGCCGTCTCTGCCAGCATAGTATAATCCTGACACTCGCAGTGGTGCACAATCGAAATGCCGTCAATCACATTGGTCACATTGGCAATCAAGCCGGCGAAGTATCTGACTGTCTCCCCGGAATCAGTAATAATGATTTCCTTCAATTCCAGAGTACTTACCAATGCCGTGATGTCATCGATTATCAGCGAGCAGGTGTTGACCCGCTGCCCCTCGGCCCCATCAACCTCAATAGAGTCAATCCTCACATAATTTGTGACATCGACAGCATTAACCTTAACTTTAATATCCATTACCAGGCCCTCTGCATTTGTGCTTTGCGACTGAGTATATCAACTATGATTTCCTCGATTTTACGTTCACCGATGTAAACTGGTATCACAATATTCCCGGTACGGCCCGAAGGGATGACGGTCTCACCACCATGTACGGTCGCTAACACTGGGGCACCGATGGGACCAGGGACGATGCCGCCACGATCAAATGATAACATCGGAATATCCGGAATATCTAAACTCCACCCCTTGCCACCAATGCCCGGGATCCAACTGGGAATCTTAAACGAGAAGGCTGCTTCCATTCCATGAATGAGAAAATTAAAAGCCTCTATAATCGCATTGACAGTATATTTAAATCCCGTCTTAATGCCATCCCATACTGTATCCCAATGTCTCCCCAACAGAGTTAGGCCTGCTATCAGGCCAATAATTGCCCAGGCGATACCACCAGTCAAGAGCCCAATTATTATAGCGGCTGCAATAGTGAGCCCAAGCTGAATATCAGCCCATGAACTATCCCAAAATTTGACAAGCAACGCAACCCAGCCTATCAATAAAATTACAACAATCGCTATTGTTCCAAGTGCCCCGGCAACTGCTGCTAATACCGGCAGCGCTAGGCTAAAGCCTGCGATAATAGATGGTAACATCCAAAGCAATAGCAGTAACGGACCAACGACTAGACCCAAGACTGATCCCACCGCCAATACGCCAACCCCAAATTTTAATAATTCCGGATGGGTTTTTTGCAATGTATCGAGGAGACTAGACAATTTATTCAGGAGAGGTGACAAATAAGGCTCAATTATATTACCGATTGCATCCTTCACATCGGCTAATTCCAAGGCCAATCGATCAAATGCCGTTACATTGGCCTCAGCTGCACCCTCCACATCCTCAAAAGCATTCTGCAAATTCTCGACTAAAGATTTAGACTCGTCATAAGCTATCCCAAGTGTTTTAAGAGCGCCCGGGGTTCCGAGATAGGCAGAGATTAAAGCCTGCATTACGGTTTCGAGCGGTCTACCAGTGGCTGCGGCGATATCTATAGCTCCAGTAAGTAACCATTGGGCTTCGGTCATATCTCCCGTAAGGTCAAGCAAGCGAGCGAGAGACATACGCTGTTCCTCATCTGCTATTCCTGTTTTGAATTGCTGGGCATTTATCCATGATTCAAGCGAGTTCGATATGTCATCGTAGCTGATTTCAATATTATTCAATGCCAGACGCAATCGGTTTATCGTTGCCCGTTCTTCAGCAGCCGATTTAGCGGCAAATATTAAAGCCCCACCCATAGCTAATGATGCCCCAGTAATGGCAAATCCAGCTTTTTTGAATCCCTGGCTATATTTTTCGATTCCTCGCTGGGATTCCTCAAAAACTTTCTTTGCCTCATCACGGGCTTTGATGATGATTTCCAGTACTGCTTTATCTACTGCCATTTCACATCATCGCCAGCAAGATTAGAAAGCCCCCAAGTAACATTAAAAATAATGACAGAATCATACATGCGCATCCTGCCATCAAGAAATTTTTGTGGTTCCTTCCCAACCAGTTCATCTTCCTTTCATTTTCTCGGCTTCCCTTTGTCTGTGCGTACCCTCGGTATTAAGGTAAAGCCAAGCATTATCGATATCTTCCTGATCCTGTGCTCTCAATTGTTTGTAGTCCCAATGCATCATTTTGCAAATCAGATATTCCTTATATGCTGCCGGAACTTTCTTGCCATGGCCTTCGAGGAACGATAACAGCCTATCGTCTATCGCCCCTTCTTGGCTTTTTTTCCCGGTGGATTCCTTTGCCCGATTTCGCTTAAAATCAGTTCAGCGGTATCCTGATCCAGCATCGCTATGCTTTCAGGAATCAAAGGCATTACACCATTCCGGCCGGTAATCCCCCATTCCTTAATATTGATTTCAAGCATTATCAATTGGCCTGTTCTCAGTTCAATGTCATTAATGCTGCCTATGTCAATATTTTCCCCCTCCTGTATTTTCTTGGCATTGATGGTCAGCCTGAACATCTCCTTCTGAAGACGCTCGTGATCGCCATAGCTCATCTTGCGTTTGATCTTAACCCATTCACCATCATCAAATGTGATAGTGTCCAGTTCATCATCGTAGATTATGTGACCCATATTCCCTCCTCTGTAGGTTATACTAGCATCCCCGTTTCATTATTGACTATGACCTGATACAACTTGGTCCAGGTCGGATCGTACTCACCGACTACAGTGATATCCACTACCGTCTCTCCATCCTGATTTGTGAGCGGCCCCCAGGCATCGTATGTACCAGCCAGATTGATAGTTAGCTTGTTGTAATCCGAACCCGCGATCAATGACCCGGTAGTCAGAATTTGAAAGTAGCCTCGTGTTCCTGCTGCCTCCAGTAGCCTCTGCGCCTCCACAGATGATGTGAATTTCAACTTCATTGAAAGCTCAACGGCTTTTGGCAGATCGAGTACCGAATCAAAATACAAAGTTGCCCCGCCGTGTTTCACCGGCTTGAAGCCTGGAATCTTGAAACTGAAGCTAATCAGCGTCGCCGAGAGTTCATTACTGCCGATCGCTGCCCCTGAGGTATCAACAAAAACCTTCGTCTTATTCATCAAGGCGCTTTCGAGACTTGCCGGATTCGAGAGCCCAGTCGTGAATGAGCTGGGGGATAGATTCCTTGCGAATAAAGTTGCCTTCATCAGCAGCACAGAATCAAGCTCCCCGCTAATCGTCATTTCGCTCACCACTCCATATTCGCTCTCGTATTCCTGCACATCGTCACCGTCCTCAATTGTCAGTGATTGTGGCGTATTGGCCGAGGTCAACGCAGGCTCGAAGGTCCAAACCGTAATAAAGGCCACAACGTCAATTTCAGTAATTAAAACATTAGCGGTTAAATTGGCGCTGATGGCTATCCGAATCCAGTACCCATTATCGCTATCGACATCATCAGTGGCCCACGAAGCATGGGGAGTGAATTCGATAGTGCCATCCTTGGCAAGCGTCTTGGTGCTGCCCGCAGCATCCAATGTCCCATCCTTCACCAGCGTACAGGCCAGCCACCCGCTTGCCCCATCTGAGCATGTAATCGTCAAGGTGGCCGCTACTGCATTTACGGTAGCACCCATGTTGACCTTCACAGCCCTGAATTTCGTTGCAGATCGAATATACAGATAATCTTCGGCTGCTACAAAACCAACTAGCGTGTGATCTGTTGATGTGCTGTCATCGAAGGCATTGGTCATGTCATCGAATGCTGCAGCGTCACCATGCTTCACTCCCGTTGGTGTGGCAGTGTCCCCCTCAACCTGGCCCTCTATACAGGCAGCCAGTAAATACATGACTTGCTCAAAGGTCAGATCGCCCTCAAAGGTGTGCTCTACCTGTTCCCCGACTATTACGGTGCGATGGTACGGCGCAAGGCTACCATGCTCATCCTCTGGCCTATGCTTCGTATTCTGGGGTGTGGTTGTCATCCTCCCCATAAGCTTTGAGGTTGCCGCAACCTTAGTTCCCGCTGTAGCCTCTAGTCCGACTTGTATTTTTTTAAAACTCCACATTGATCACCTCCTTAGTATGGGTCTTCCTGTATATCTACTATTAATCGTTCCTCGATAACGCAGGTCAAAACCTGTTTCCAAAATTGTTGGGCCCCAACTTGCCAGACTTCCGGCTCATTACCGGCATTTAGCCTCGCTAGAACAACCCCGCTTGTGCCATCGAGGGTTGGGTATTGGTCGATTTTATCCATGATGGTTTGCCTCTCTGATCTGATATTCCCTGCAACTGTTGATATCTCCCCCCCATAAGCAATATAGAGTTCGATATTGATATTCCATTGAGTGCGCATCCAGCTTTCGGCAGCCTGGTTACGGATGAAAGCCCCGGGCTGAAGCACCACCGCCTTATCCTGGCCGCTTCCGAGTATCCGGTAATCCCCGCAAGCAACGTTAGTAGAGCTGTATCCTGATAACTTTTGGATCACGGTACTAAGCGCTGCCTCAATTATTGTGTAACTCATGCTGTACCTGCCAGATAAGTCGTTACCTTCTCACCCATGCGTTCCACTATTCGGTCTACTGCTGACTGTTCCTTTTCAAGCACCCTCTTATGATACGGATTCGGTTTTGTGGCTTTTACAAATTGAGTAAAAATCCATTGCCCACCGATTTTAAACCTTAATACCTTTGCCCGAACTGGTCTCACTGGCCCTCGTCCCTCTCGAACAAAATGCCCGTAAAAAACACCTTTCATTGATCGGGCTCCCTGGCGAATCTCGACTCTAGGATTTGGTCCGCTGAGACCATCAAGCACTTGGAATATCGTTGACGTTTTCAGCCGGTCTCCGGTTCGTGTCACGCCTTTTTGAGAATCCCTACCAACTGGAGTGGCATCAGCCAATGGCCCTGTTCCCTTTGATGGGACAAAAGTCTTCCCAATAGCACGCAATCCGTCATTGATACCGATCTTGAGCCGGTTATCGATATCCTTAAATCGGTCGCCCAAGCCATGGTCGTCATATTCTAAATTAATCATACTTTTTATTCTGTTAGAGTCCTTCTACCTGGAGTATCGTGCAGGGACCGAGTAAATAAAGGTAATTTCTCATTACCGTCTTCATCATACCGAGACCCAACCTTGAAATTATCGAATGGATGTACTCTCATTCCTGCCCTGATCTGATGCTTCTCAATCTTCTTCAGAAAGGACTTTAAGCGATTCTCGTACATTTGAGGTCTAGTCTGGCCACTTTCGAGTTCAGGATCATAAGACAACGATGGAATTGTAGCCAATAATCGAGCAGCAGCTCCGTAGTTGTTCGCCGCTACAGCCGCATTGTAAGCGTGAGGGTAACTTGCAGTAACGATTATCACAGTGTATCCATGGGCATCCAAATGAGCATTGATCTCAGCAGCCACCGCATCTAGCTCTGCCTCAACCTGAGTCGTAGTCGGCACGGTGGAAACGGAGAACGTCCGGCTACCAACGATATCACCGATCAATCGCTCTATTGCGGTCACGCTTCCATAAGTATTACTGTCTACAGCCATTTTATTTCTCTATGGGTTCTGGCTCAGGGGTCAGTTCATTCTGTGTCTTTTCTACCATTTACCCACCTCCGTAATCTCCTCAGATCATCAACGGTTCTCTCAATGAAAAGCCCTGCGATCAGCACACTAAACACAATCTCGGTGCAGAGGATTGCCTCATTGTCCTCATAAAAGTACACCTTCCCGTCTACAGCGGTCATCACAAGGAAGAATAATATCCATGCTGTAAATCCCAAGCCAAGGAGATCGCTTAATATCTCTTTGTAAATCCTCCAGAGTCTCCTTGATAATAGATTCATTTATACCGCTACTCCATCTATTTTGGCTATACCTGCTACGGCCACACCATCAACAGTGGCTATTCCTGCTGATGCGACTCCATACACTTTAGCAATATTTGCCCAGCCTTCTAATGGAATGCTTCCTATTTTTGCCTGACCATAAGTGTCACCTCCTACATCCTGATAGCCCACCACTAAGTGAGCAGTATCCAGAGCAGCGCAAGAGATCTGGGCGGTATATGCTGCATTAAAAGTATGCTCAGTATCATAGGCAATAGCATCTCCTGTTACTACACCTATCATTGCATTACCATATCCATTGGAATCCTCATATCCTACTACGAAGTGAGTAGTATCCAGAGCAGCGCAGGAAACATATAAGGTAGATGCTGCATTAAATATATACTCAGCACCATAAGCAATAGCATCTCCTGTGACTACGCCTATTTTTGTACGGCCATAGGTGTTCCCCCGATACCCTACTACGAAGTGGGTAGCATCTAAAGTAGCGCAGGAAACATCTGTAGTCGTTGCTGCATTAAAAGTATACTCAGCACCATAAGCAATAGCATCTCCTGTTACTACACCTATCATTGCTATGCCATAGTCGGCACCTCCATCATCCATATAGCCCACCACGAAATGGGTAGTATCCAGAGCAGCGCAGGAAACATCTGTAGTCGTTGCTGCATTAAAAGTATACTCAGCACCATAAGCAATAGCATCTCCTGTTACTACACCTATCATTGCT